TTATCTCGTACGATTAAATTCAACAACTGCATCGTTACGTTGCTTATCTATGTAATTAGCCAAGTCATTAACATGGATCATTCTGGGGGATTTTTGGCTATCGTTTAGTCTGTATGTTGGTATTGGTAGCTCCCCCGCATTAGCCTTTCTTTCAGCTGTCGTTTGGCTCATTTTTAAATATTTCTCTGCGATATCTGCTAATGGTATTTGTGATGTCCCAAATTCAGCCATGAGAAGAAATGCCGTATTCATCGAAATCATTTATCACTTCCTTTCCTATACCCGTTCTCCATAATAGCCTGTACGATAGTCGCTGGTGGGTTATCCCAATGAGCATCGAAAATGATATTGTTTAAATGATATTTACTGATGTCATCTAAAGTCTTAGGCAAGGTGTCATGAGGTAGCTTTAAAAGGATAGAGTCACCCGTCATACTCACCGTAATATCAATGATCTGCTCAGTGGTAAAATCTGTTTTACGATAACCAGCTTTCCAGACTGCATCAGTTATATCACCGGGATCAGCAATGTTGTCTGAAATTAATTTAATTAAAACAGGGTCAGTCGTAGTCATGATCTACCTCCAAGACAGAGACTAATTGCGCGCTAGCTTCTGTTTCTGCTTTATTAACAAGTTGCATAAACTCTTCGTGAGTAATAAGCTTTTTAAGTTCAGCAACTAAAATTTCATTTCTGAGTATTCGGCGTGAATAATCGACCTCTTTACGTTGGCGCTTTAAAATAGCCAGTTGATCGCAAATATATCGACGTTGCCAGTTCAAGTATTTACGGGCTGTTTTTGCGCGAGTAGCCCATTCAGGGTATCTCTCTTCTTTTCTGTCAAGCTCCGCATCGATACGCATAATAGAAGAGTTGCAATAAGCCAAAGCCCGCAGATAGTCTTCAAGTGTTTTTAGTTCATCTAAAATTAAGCGGTTATCTTTATCAAATTTCAGCATGGCGAGCTCCTTTCGATTTGCGTTTTTTCTTTTTAATGTTCGGTGTTAACTTTGGCTTAGTAATTTGTTTAGGGTTAGGGCGGGGCTTATATACTCCGTCATGGATAAACCGCCTAAAATTTAAGTCATGAAGATAAGGCTCGATATAACAGCGCCCATCATCAAAATGATGAATTGCCTTAATAAGCGGATCGTCATATTCATTAATCTCATGATCAGCATTGTTCTTCTCAATCACTGGTTTGCCTCCTTGCAAATAATCTTGTAAGCACGTAATACGTGGTTAGCCTTACCGTAAATCGTTGTTACTCGAAAAAAGAAACCTGTAGACGCTTCGTGGACTGGTGCGCTTAGCAAGGCTTTATCTATCAGCCGATTTAACAATCGACGCTCTGTAACAAAAGATAAAATGGTTATCTTTGCTATGTTGCCCATGGCGATATATTCAATTTTCACTGAGCCATCTCCTTGCGCTTTTCTTCAACGTGCTTTTTAACAGCATCAAAGGTTTCAGGAAGGCGTGGCATGATGAATAATAAAGGATTTCCGTATTCCTCCTTTACATACTCGTCAAATTCAAAACCTATCGCAGTACTTTCGCTTGATGGTCGAACTCGAATAACGACAGCAACATCACCGAATAACGTGTAAGGCAAAGCAAGTAGCTCTGGATCAACGAGTGGTAATTGCTCACATTGAGTTTTAGGTATTACCTTATTGATATTGGGATATCGCAGGTCAGTGATTTCAACAACTGACTGGCCAACAATAGTGTTATGTTCGTTAAAATGAAGGACCTTCAAATCATCACCAAAAGTGAGCTCGGTATATTCAGCATCAACAGGTATTGGGGCAAAAAAGCGCAAGGTTATATCTAAATCATCTGGTGCTATTGCGCCATGCTCCATGCGTACACACGCAAAGCCATTTGTTGACTCAATGTATTTGTCTGTAATATGCAGCGCGTTTAGTAATCCAATGTGCTTTTTGTTTTCCAGTGAGCTAACCATTAATGCAGCCCATACTAAATTAGATTTGATAATCATTATTTAGCCTCCCAGCCAATCGCTTGAAACAATCCCATTTTTGGGTGATACCAGCGAGCACCGCGCTTTTCTGCTTCGTTCATCATGTGTTTCATTGCCGCCATGAAGTCAGCCTCATGGATGATGGTCATAGGTCTAGGCATTCCTTCTGGTGTAAGAATGGTTATCTGGTCTTTACGAATGTTGTATTGCTTGGCAAGCGTCTTACACTTATCAATAGTCAGGCCTGCTTTAGTTCTCGCCAGAGAGTACCCGATCCAGCCAGCAGGGATGGTTCCTTGTTTTATTTGCTCAACGACTTCCTTCACTTGTTCAACTTTTTGCTCTACATGAGATATACGGCGTTCGCTTTCTAAGTTAGCCAATGCCATAGCAGCAATAATTTCTGCTTGTGATTTTGGTTTGACTCGTTCATCTTCAAGTTCTTTCCAGCGATCAACTAACCGAGCTGTAAATTCAGGGTAGAGTTGGGCCACTACAATGATGCTATCTCGTTTTCCTTTCTCACCTGAAAAAACATAATGTTTTGGTATTACGCCATTAGCTGATTTAATCCCATCCTCCGTCGGAGGTTGGGAAATAACACCGCTATTAGCTAGTCTTTCAATAGTTCTTTTTACATTATCTTCACGAGCACCAACTAATTCAGCGATCTCTTTCGAAGTCATTGACGCCTTGGCACTAATTAAATTATTCATAAATAACTCTCCGTCACTTTAATTTTGGCTTTATCTAAGCAACGCTTAGATGATTGATTACTTATTTTTTGTTGATAACTCATTGCACCCTTGGCTGGTGGATCCGCAATAATAAAAGCTTGGTTATATTGCTCTATTGCGCGTCTATAAAATCCTTTATTCTCTAATTGCTTGCCTTTTTTCATAAACTCATAAAATGTCATGATATTTATATTCCTCTCCATTTAAGTAAGGAGGTAAATATTCAACGATATAATCAATCATGAACTTACCCATTTCAGAAATAGAGCCGTTAGATTTATATAAACGCTCATAGGTGTTATAGATATCGTTATCACTCCACTTACAACGTTGTCGACAATCTTTTTCTTCATAGATATCACGAAAGAAGTTATTTAAATTTTCAAAGTTAATTTCTGTAATAATAGTTTTATTATTTACCTTTGATTTAAACTCAGCTTTCTTTCCATTTTGTTTAATGTAAATAAGCACTGAATTGATAAAACGTTTTCTTCTTATTTCAAGTAAATTAAATTTATCCATGTTGCTTACTCCTGATTCAGAGCGCAGCAATCCCTAGCATGAACGCTATAATTAATTTTTATTTTGTGGATGATTTATTTATTGGTTAAAGCATTATTTAATTCGTAATATAATCTGTCAGCTTCTTTTTCTGCTTCATCATATTTTTCTACAGCTTTAGCATATTCCTTTTGTAAGCGTTCAATATTACGTTCCTGCTTTAATCGCTCTTGGAGTTCGGTTAGTTTAGCTTCCTTGCGTTCCATAAAGTGTTCGGTAGGCTCGCCACGCTTGAAAGCGATTGTGCCATTTTCAAGTTCGCATTTTTCACCTTCATAATTAGTCTCAATGCCTTCTTTATGAAATTCACGCTCAGTGAGAATATTGGCTAGTTTATTTAATGCTGAACGTTCACTCAAGTAAGCCCGATTGGCACCTGCGATAATATAAACAGGGCGCATGGCAATAGTAATTTGGCTATCAGTTGCTTTCTCAATAGCTTCGTGTTGTTTGCTCATTTTTCTGTGCCTTTTATTTTTCGATTTGATATTTCGCATTTAATTCCACCAAGTTTGTCATTTAATATTGATATAAATGACGATAGCTGGCTTAAAAATAATCCCACATCACCAAGATGATCTTTACCATAGGGATAATTTTCATTAGCATCAGCCCAAAACATAAAATCGCCGAATACCTTCATTCCTGTAATGAGTGAGTCAATAGCTAATTCTAAATTACCTCTTAAGTTGCCTAGTTCTTTTTCCGATAATTTGTTTAAATCAGGAAGAACAATTAATTCATCGATATTCATTGCGCCTCCGTAAAACTTACTTTTTCATAAACGGTTTCTAAATTTAATTTTGCTGACTGGATTAAATTTGTAATTTGAATATCGTAATTTTTAATATGACCGCTTTCTTCAGCTACTTTTAAATTAATTGCAGTTTCTAATGTGTTTAAAATACACCCGACAGCCGTTTCAATTGTATCGTTATTACTGATTTTAATTTCACCGATAGGCTTTGGTGATTTGTCAGTATTAATGCTTGATACATTTTCTTTAGCTCTTTCTATATTGGCTACTGCAGATTCAATCGCATTAAACATATTATCGCTAGGCATTACATTGTCGTTGATAATGATATTTAAAATAGAAGTCGCATAAATTAATTCATCACAGGCTGATTCTTTTAATTTAGTGTTATTCATTGCAATTATCTCTCTGTGCATTTTCTTCGATTAACCAAACTGAGATATCGCCTGATAATTCGTAAGCCAATCCGATTAAACTTTCTATTTCAGGCTGACCTGATATACGTTCAGTATTGAGCTGAAATAAAAGGGCGTTTAGTTGGTCGCTTTTTTTTGCAACAGCTTCTAAGTTGAGTTCGTGAGCCATAATTAAGCCTCGCAAGGAAATTGTGCAGAGAAAACAACATTACCACCGAGTAATTCTTTAGCTTGTTCAGCGCTGGTGGCCATAACTTCTTTTTTCTCTGGATGCTCAGTTTTAGTCCAGAAACGAAACAAGAACATAGGTAACATTACTCCTGTATTTATGTCAGGTTTCGGTAAATCAGCTATTGCAGTAGAATGTAAAATGGTCATCTTATAATTCCTCTGTTTTTGGGGTACAAAAATTTGTCATTTCACCTTCTCCGTAAGCCAACCAGTTACGATCAATACCTAATGCTTTGGCTATTACGCTAGTGCGACACACCCCTGATACCTTTCCGTTTATCACCTGACTAATTGTGCTTTGCGATACGCCTATTTTTTTTGCTAACTCCACCTGAGTCATCCCTGAGTACGTAAGAGCCAAGCGCAGACGTGCGGAGAATGAGCTTTTAGTAGAGGTTGTTTCTACTGATGGAGTCTTTGGTTGCTGGTGAGATTCGGGCTTATTCTCGATAATAGAGTTAACCGATTTACTTTTCTCTATTGCCATTTCTATTAGCGATTGAACTTCACTTGATGAACTTGACTCAAGCGCGCAATATAACAGGGTTTGTACCTGTGAATTTGTTCGTAACAATTTTGATTCATCAAAAATCTGCATCATGGGACACCCTCAATAATTACCTTTCGAAACTTAGGTTACAAAAAGTCAGGTTTTGTGTCAATAGAAATATGAAAGAAAAGTTTCGGTCGAATAAAGGTAGGAAAAAATGCGATAATTTATAGGCAACAAAAAACCACCCGAAGGTGGTTTGTAAGTCAATTTATATGAATTTATTTTAAGGTCGCTTCAACCTTCTCTGGGTGTAATGTGTACATTCCGCCATTGAATGGGTCTACAATAAACCAACCAATCAATCCTCCAAGTAACAAGTTACCACCAATGTACCAACCATTAGCGCTTGACTTTAAAGGTAAGGTGACTGGTGAAGCCCCATCTTTTGAAATAGTAACTTCATACTGTTTCTTACCAAAATAACTACCTGTTGACTTTTCTAAAGTGACGCCTTGTGGAGTTTTCCCTTGCGAAACAATCCTGCCTTGCTCATCTTTTATGGAAAAATCAGCACCAGAAGGATTACTATCGATTTGCACTAGTTGAGTTTTATCTCCAACGATTGTTGCGCACCCACCTAAAGAAAATGCAAAAAATGCCACTACTGACGCGATAATTATTTTTTTCATTAAACCATTCCTTTTTAAATTAATTAGCGCGTCTTATGATATTTATCTAACAAAACTTTACAATTAAATTTTTTATAATTTTATAATTTTATAATTTTATAATTTTATAAATTTTAGTTGGTATTTGCTTTCTTACTGTAGCAATTGTGAGCGACAAAAAACCCACCGGAGTGGGTTTGTGAGCTTTCTTAATCATAGCTAGCAATGAAAATGACTATTAATTATTCATCTAATCCAGGCATGTTGTTTGCTCCTGTTCAGGTGTTTGAGGCTCATTCTCTACAATAGATATATCATCGTATGACTCATTGTACATCTTTTTGTAGAGTTCTAAAAATAATTTTTCAGTTCTGAGATTCTTAAAGAGCGGCCAATCATGAAAAGAGTGTCTCGCTAGCCCTGAGTCCTCCAAGCTTGAGTTCATTATTTTTTCTAAAATCTTGCATGAATTCTCATGCTCATCAAGGACGCAGCTTCTAGCTAAGATAAATAAATCACTGCTAGAGGACCAATCTAAGGCATCTATTTTTTTCTTATATATATCATTTCCTTGATATTTCAATGATAAGCATTGGTTGATAATTATTATTCTTTTATATTTTTCAGATGAAATCGAATAATCCTTTGAAAGTAAAAACTCACACAGTGAATCAACAAGGGGGTAATCTTCTCTACATAAAAGGTCAAATACTATATTTATAGCTTGCAAGTTTATTAGGTTTAATTTTTCACTATCTTTTTTTAAAACAACATTTAAAATCACATGATTCAACTTAAAAATCACCTCGTAAATAATGCGATGCGCTTTTTTTAAGTATTCATCATCAACATGAACAACATCACCATAATTGGCATTTGCTTTATACTTTTCCCTTTCACAAACAGCTAAATACTGCTTTGAAACTCGCCCATTTGTATGAACAAATAAATTTCTTCTCTCGGTTAATTCAATAAAATCGCCCCATGAGTCGAATTTTTTCAATGTGTTAATACTGAATTTTTTTCCAAGTATGAGAATTGTTCAGAATGACTAGATCTCAGTACATTTTCTATTTCTTTTTCAATAACAGAATCTATTATCTCATCTAAACTTCCATACGTCATAATTTCTTGAAAATTAAAGGCTCTCTGTGAGGACTTTATATAATCATGGTTAAATCTATAGATATTATTTAACAACTCAGAAATAAAATAATCAAATTCGCTAACCATAGATATTAATGTATTTCTAGGCAATAAGTTCATCACTCTGTTTAACTGGTATCTTTCTGATATTTTCTCTTTGAACTCTTGCCTTTTTCTTGGATTTCTAATTACCCAATAAACTCTTTTCCCCTCCTTATCTTCCTTTACTTTTTGAGTTGCATTTGATTCTAAGAATGAATTAATTTCTTTAACTCTTTCACGTATAGGACATTCCAACAGTTTATTAGACATAACCAAGCCATCAAGCGATAATAAGTGTTTTCTATATATAAAAAGATTAAATCCCACCAAGTACCTCGATACTATATAATTTGGTTCAGCACTAATAGAATAATATCAATATTACTTAAGGATGGTTATCTGGTAATTTGATCAGTGATAAATGTTAAAAAACAAACTTACCGCTTTCAAAAAACAACAAAGGGCACAGTTGCCCTGAGTTTGAACGATAACAATCAATGCCGCCAGTTTGTTTGCAATTTCAAGGCATCATACGAAACGCATCATCATCTGAACAACAACGCCGATAATTTTACAATTACCATTAATCGATATCATTGGCCACGCCGGATTTAGCCCCTTAAGAAAATGACTATTCCCATCTATTACTAATTTTTTAAAAGTAGCCTCATTTGTGTCAGTTAGCTTGGCAATCACTAAGCTTCCATTTATTGGTTCTCTGCCCGTATCGACAAGTACAAGTGAACCTTCAGGAATACTAACCCCAATCGGAGCCGTCATGGAATCTCCCTCCACTCGTAGCCAGAATGCAGAGCCATGTATTTTGACTTCTGACTCATACCATTCATCTATTTGATCTAGAGTGTATGGTTCACAAGCCTCGTTCCAATTTCCCGCTTGAACCATACTCAATACGGGATATTTGGGGGATGGTTTGTATGGTCTTGGGTTTGACACATTATTATCGAATTGCTCAGTAACTTCCTGCTTTGGTTCTTTCCCATGAAGTAACCATTTAGGTGAACATTTCAGCGCGGCTGCAATCTTGAAAAGATTTGCCGATCTTGTGTCCTGAGATTCGCCGAGTTCAATTTTACTAATTGTTACTCTCGACACACCTGTTAATTTTGCAAGGTCATCTTGTGACATACCCAGCTCAGTTCGTCGCTCAAGCAATCTTTCTCCAAATGTACTCATTTTTTCGCCTCAAAAAGTTATCCCGAAACTAATATATCAAAAAGAATTGAAACTTAGCTTTCTTTTTAATATGATTTAACGAAAGAAAACTTTCAAGGATAAATTATGAATTTATATGAAATCTTAAAAGGTATTCATAAAACAAATGCAGCGATAGGCAAAGCTTATCCGTTAAAAGGGAAGCCTCGTAGTAGCCAAGGTGTTGGTAAATGGAAGTGGCGTGGTGTTCCTGAAGATGTGGCAATTCTCTGTCATTACGATCCTGAAATTCCATACACACATGAGCGATTAAATCATGCACCAGATCAACATACCGATGCCTGATCACTATTTTCCTGATGATGCTAAGTGGATTCAGGAGCAACTCATGAAGTTAAGCCCAAGTATGAGGCAGAAGGCATTAGTTAAATATTCAGAAGTGTATCAAACGGAATGGGAACGAGAACAAGTTCCCTACCGTAAAGACAACAAAGCTCGTCATGAAGCTAACGTCAGATTAAGAGAATTCATAAAGCGTTATCAGAGAGCAATGCAAGGGTATACAGCAAAGCCGTTATCGATTTAGTAAGCAATGCCAAGGGAGAGGCTTAAATTTAACCAATGTTTTTATGGCTCTGCCCATTGGCTGTGGAAAAATCTCAATGTTTGCAATGAGTTAAACAACAAAAACAAAGGTCAAGGTCAACACAAGATCGAGTCTACGAGTACATAGGCATATAGATAATAAAAGGGAGACTTTAAGAAATGAATAAAATCAATAACTTAAGTTCCCCAAAAATCCCACCGCACGGGACGTTTAGTGTCATAGCTGGGAATGTTATTAAAAACAAGAAGTTACAAGGAGTTTTAAGAATGGGTAAATCTGAGGTTGGTAAACGTATTGAATCATTAAAGCTTCCTAAAGGCAAGGGATTGAGCTTCATTCAGGCATACGATTCAGGCTTAGATTTAATCTCAAAACTTGCTGAAGAAGGAAATGTGAGTGCGATACGACTCTATATCCATTTAATCAAAATTATGGATCGCAGCTCAGGCGCAGCAATGACAGATATTAAATCAATCATTGCTGATACAGGGCTTTCTCGTAGTGCTGTGTATCGTTCAATCACTGCGCTAAAAGAGGCGGGGCATTTGCGTTGCCGAGTTAAGCAAGTTTATGAAATTAATCCAGAAGGCTTTTGGGGTGGTTATACCGATGGGAAAAAGAATGCCTTGTTTATGGCTGAGAATAGCACTGTAACTAAAGGTGTTCGCTTTAGATTGAATGCAGGGGCTTCACACAAGAAAGGATCTTTTACCTTACCCGCAACATTTGAGCCAGTTGAAGACAGCAAAAAGCCGAGTAGCACAACTTTCGACGGGAATGCAGACTCGGCTTCTTTGGAGGGAAATGATGAATAACCAAATCACCGAAAAGCATTATGACATGAATTTATCGTTGGAGAAATGGTTACCTGTCGCTATTCCTGATTTTAGTCAGAGTTATGAAGTAAGTAATTTCGGGCGGGTTCGTAGTGTAGATCGCTGTACATCAGGCGTTATTAAGGTAAGAAAAATAAAAGGTAAGCTGTTAAAAACTAGAATGCGAAAGGATGGGTATTTAACTGTAAATTTCCATTTTAAAGGGATTGCAAAGCAATTTGCTGTACATCGTCTAATAGCACTTACATTCATTAAAAATCCAAATGACGCACCCTATGTGAATCATAAAAATGGAGTGAAAACAGATAATAACGCCAATAATTTAGAGTGGGTCACTCCCTTAGAAAATATTCAACACGCGATAAAAACTGGTCTGATGAAGGTAGCAAGAGGCGCTGATAATGAGCAATTCAAAGGCACCATAATCGCTACAAATAAAAAAACACTTAAAACATTAAACTTTAAAGGCAAAAAATCACTGATTGAATTTGGTTTTGATCATTCGGCAGTTTACGGATGTGTAACTGGACGAATGAAAAGTCATCGAGGCTATACCTTTCGCAGAGTAGAAAGCAAAGCAGAGGTGATGCCATGTTAACAATCACACCAAATTTTGCACAGGAACGCGGATTGACGATGTTACGTCAGGCATGGAAGCAAAATAGAACATTCATGATTTATAGCCCAACAGGAAGCGGGAAAACGGCATTAGCTGCGTTTATTACTGATGGACATGTTCAGCGTGGAATGAGAGTGATGTTTCTTGTTCCTTATACAATTTTGATTGATCAAACAGCCAGTCGTTTTATTGAGTATGGCTTGCCAGCCGAAGAGATTAGCTATGTATGGCGTGATCATCCTAATTACGATCCGACTCGTTTTATTCAGATAGCGTCAGCAGATACTATTATTCGTAGAGATTTTCCAGACAACATCGATTTACTCATTATCGATGAGGCACATTTACGCCGTAAGAAAATATTAGAAGTGATCAGTGAAAGTGAATTCAAGGTAATTGGTTTGTCCGGTACGCCTTTTGCGCCATTTCTTGGTCATTACTACGAGACATTGATTAAGCCCACTACGATGAAAGAGCTGATCAAGCGTGGTGATTTAAGTTCATACGAGTTCTATGCACCGACTAAACCCGATTTATCAAAAGTGAAATCGTCCAGCAACGCTGAGTTCGGTAGTGATTACAAAGAAGCTGAGATTGCTGAAATTATGAGTGGTGCTGATTTGGTGGGGGATATTGTTGATAACTGGCTTGTGAATGGTCGAAACCTACCTACGATTTGCTTTTGTGTCACAGTCAGTCATGCCAATTTTGTCACCGTTGAATTTAATCGTGCAGGTGTGAATGCGGAGGTAATCACCGCAGATACGCCACATGATGAGCGTCAGATCATTATTCATCGGTTTGAGCAAGGCGCGACTAAGATACTTGTAAGTGTAGGAACATTGATTGCCGGCTTTGATAGTGATGTCCGTTGCATTATTTACGCTCGCCCAACTAAATCAGAGATTCGTTGGTGTCAGGCTATTGGAAGAGGATTGCGTACTGCACCAGGGAAAGAAACTTGCCTTATTTTCGATCACTCCGGTTCTGTTCACCGCTTAGGTTATCCCGATGACATTGAATATAACGAACTGCCCACCAAAAATGATGGTATGAGTGAATCTTCATCTAGCCGAGAGCAAGAAAAACGAGAGAAGAAACCGAAAGAATGTTCTTCCTGCCACTACATGAAGCCTGCAGGTGTTTATGTTTGCCCTAAATGTGGGTTTAAACCTTTAGTGGGTGAAGATATCGAAGTTGATACTAGCCGAAACATCAAAAAGCTAAATAAAAAAGAGCGCACTTACACCCGAGAAGATAAACAAAGCTGGTGGTCCCAATTGAAATACTACCAGAATCAACGTGCGACACAGGGTAAGCCGATCAGTGACGGCTGGGTTGCTAACACCTTCAAAGATAAATTTGGCGTATGGCCACAAGGTTTCCATAACACACCACAAGAAATCACGCCTGAAGTGAGTAATTTCATTAAATACAAACAAATCGCCTTTGCTAAGTCTCGCAAGAAGGCGCAAGTCAATATTCAAAATTTACGCACTCAAATTAGCCACCAGCCACAGCAAGGAGGTTTACTGTGAATACAATTGATGCCGTAAAAGGGCAATGGGAAAAAATATTTGCACATTATGGGTTACCTCCTATAACAGGGCGTAAACACTTTAAAGGGAAATGCCCTATCTGTGGTCAAAAAGGAAAATTTCGTATTGATGATAAAGACGGTAGAGGAACTTATATCTGTACGTGTGGTTCGGGGAATGGATTTCAATTACTGGAAAGGACACAAGGTAAAGACTTTAAAACACTAGCAGATGAAATTGATGTATTGATTGGTAATCACCGCGAAAAAGAGATACCGACAACAAAAGAAAAACCAAAAGGGAATTTATTTCAACGTATCACAGGCTGTTATTCCAAACTATCTATACTGAAAAATACACCCGCCATGCAGTATTTACAGAACCGAGGTATTTTTGAATTACCAGCAGATAATGTCCGTTATTGTGATCATCAACCCGTTCGAAATAGTTCTGACAAATTTCAAGCTATTTGGTCACTAGCTACTGATGCTAAAGGGCAACTTTGTTACCTGCATAGAACGTATTTACAAGGGGATAAAAAAGCCCCTCTTGATATCGTGAAGAAAATGACAGCAGTGCAGGAAGATAACTATTTAGAGTATGCAGAGTCCGTTGCGATAAGAATGTTTCCTGTCGATACCACGCTTGGCATAGCTGAAGGTATCGAGACGGCACTTTCCTGTAAGCAACTCTATGGTGTAAATACTTGGTCGGTCATCAACACTAACTTCATGAAGAAATTCAAAGCACCAAAAGGTGTTACCCACCTTGTTATCTTTACAGATATGGATTGGAATGCGGCAGGTCATGCTGCATCTATGGAGTGCGCACATAAAAACCTACTTTCTAATAATGATGTAGAAATAGTTAGTGTGAGATGGCCCGATGAAGGTGACTTTAACGATATGCTCACTGAAGCCTGCGAAGTAAGAGAGTTAGTATTTTCAAGACAACATAAGGAAGTGGCGTAATGAAACTCGAATCAGCACTAAAACAATTTTATCCTAAGTCACCTACATTCAGTGACAGTTCTTGCTCTACTTCTCCTGACAGATTGAAAGGAATGGATAGCGCTGGGGCATTAGGAATGACAGAACATCGCGCTAAATTTGGTATGTCTGCTTTTTTTGCTAAGAATGATGTGAGCGAAGAGGACAAGTTCAGCACCGTAGAGCAGTTAACACGGTATGCACTTAAAGTTACCCCTAAGCTGGTGGCAAAATCTGCGGGTAATAAATTGGGTTACTGTTTAGTAATACTCGCAAAAATGGCCTTTGAAGATTATGCCCGTTCAGCGGGTTCGGTTTGTGAGTGTTCAGCGTGTGCAGGAAAAGGGTTAATTTACAGTCGCAAGGATGTCGTTAAGTACCAAGGGAAAATGAGTATTGATGGAACTGTTATCATTGAGCCTTGGACTGAAAAAGAAAATGTCGGTGAGCTGTGCAAAGCGTGCAATGGAAAGGGGAAACTAACTTATCGTTGTCGATGTAAAGGGCGAGGTAAGGTGTTAGATGAAGAACAAACGGAATTACAGGGTGGTATGCCTGCATTCAAAGATTGTCCTCGTTGCTCAGGGCGTGGCTATAGGAGAATGCCTTCTTCAGTCGCATATCAATCCATTAGAAAATTGTTACCAGAGCTTAATGAGCGAACATGGCGCAGAAACTGGAAGCCGTTTTATGAGAAGTTAATCAGTAAGTGCTTTAGCGAAGAGAGTTTAGCTGAACAGTCATTTAGTAATGTTACGAGAAGTTAATATAATTCGATAATGGAGCAATAACTTGCTCCATTTTAATTTTGATTGAGATAAACATTAGTCAATAGTTTGGATATCTCCATTATTATTAACGAAAATTTTGGAACCTGGTATTTTCATTGATATTAGTGCAATCTTAGATAGTGTAACATTATTTGGGTACACCTTATTGATGGTTTTATGTGTTTCTTTGAGTAAATTAATTTGCTGTTGACCGGACATACTGCCAAATCCTTGGGCTTTTAAATACCCAGTAACATTAATATATTTATTGGAAGGGAATAAGTTCGGGCTATTACTAAAATCTTCCCTCGTATTTTGTAATCTATCTTTTTCTAATTGATCTAACAATGCTAGATTCTGTTCATAAATTCTACGGGCTAAAGGATCAGTTATCTCATTTTTAGTATTTTGATTTCCGTTGTTTAGCTCTCTTTCAATTAATCCAATATTTCCATCATCATTAACTAGTGGTATTGCTAGGCAATTTAATGATGTAACTATAGTAAAAAGAAAAGTAGTTAATTTCAGCATAAAATACACCCTTAGTTTTTTACTTAAAAAGTATACGCTTCGTTATGATCTAGTTTAGATACCTGCTTTTGTTAATTATTATAACCATTGCGTTACTGATGCATTGAGCATCCAGTGACTTATCTTGTGATATTTTCATCGCTCTAGAAAAGAAAACCCATTTAAGCCATTTACTAGGAATAGGCAAAATAGCGTGTAGAACGATATCTGCTGTTATAAAACAAAGAGCGTAACCCCAACCAAGAAAATTAAAAATGAAAAATAGAGTTGCAACTTTAAGTAACAATAAAGTTACCCCACACGTGGGTGCCCATGAGGGAATAAATATTGATCCTGACTTGTGATCGCTCATTTGGTAAATGGAATATGATGGACTTACATAACTTTGTGAAAATTCTCTTTCTATTAGAAGAGCTGTTCTCTGTACGGAAAAAATAAAAAAGCTTAAAGCGAATAAAATAAAATAAATAGTAGCGCTTAGTTCAATTGTGGTCATAACTTATTACCCGAATATTAAATAGCTAAAAGAAAACTTACCAGCCTTATAATTACCTAAAATCAATGATAATTTATTTTAAGTATAGATAAAATGTTGTTGGTATTATATTTGTTTATATTTAAATTGTAACTTGCAATTTGTCCGAAATTGCCTTATCATTTTTAAATAGTGGGCTATTTATAACCTACCACACTGAATTTTATCAAGACCTCGCTACGGCGGGGTTTTTGTATAAATATCTCAGTAAATCGCAATTAATCGTGACGGGTAACTATCATTAGCAGAAATGCCGACATTGCGGATGAGCACCTTAACCGAGGCATAGCCCTAACTGTCTATCCTGTCTTGCGATGGTCACGCTATGTCCATCTAAATAGCAATAGTGCCCCTCATAACCTCTACGTAGAACGGAGAAATCTGGTTTGCGATACGTTTGGGGCTTTCGATGTACCCTTATGGGGCTTGAAGACCACACCACCCACTCGCAGGCAATAGTTACTACCTGTCTAGTGGCTTGGTGTGGCAACCAAATTTAGGCAAAAGAAAATCCGCAACACCACATTACAGTTTATCTTTTGACTAAATGCACTCTTCATTCTGGAGAGTTGTGTGATTAGGGACACCAGATGATGTTTTGGTCGACGGATATCTGGTGCCCCTTTCTATTTTAATTCCCCCGAATTCGAGGGAATAAGTTATTGATATTGTTCCGATGCCGGAATTCCGGTAACGCTAATTCAACCTGTAAGCAATCCTTACAAGTTCAACTCTCCGGAATTTCCGGATAGTTCACATTCAGAAGATCGCCTAGGCGGTCTTTTTTCGTATATGCCGACCACAGAATCAATCACAACACCTCACGTTCACACAAGAGCTGTGAGTCGGCGTTCTATTAACTAATCAGGACTACATATATGCAAGAGCCGTTAACAGGCACAGCAACCGCCTCGTTAGCGGGTGTCTCTATTGTAGGTCTCTATTCAGGTATGGACGCAGGCGTTGTTATCGGTGCGTTCGCAGGGGCGGTGATATTTGTATTGTCCGCTCATGATATCCGGCTGTTAAAGCGATGGGCATATTTCACGGTTGCATTTGCTATCGGGATATTAGGCGCTGATTTCATGTCGTCACTGCTGAGTGGCATTGTCGGAGATAGAGAAGTCGATCGCTCTGTTGGTGCAATGTTCTCATCGGCTGGTTTGGTTGGTGTGTTGGTAACAATATCTAAACCTGGTGCTCTCACCGACAGTATTAACAACGTTATTAACAACCTGATAGATAAATTCAGAGGAGGTGGAAGATGACCATCTCAATGTTTTGGATTTACGTCAATTTTTTCTCATGCTTATTCGCTGTTATTCGCCTTGTTAACTATGAGCGTAACGGCGCTAAATACAAATTCTTTCCGTCACTTATAGCATGGGTTCTCATTGTTATGCTGGGTTCTATCCCACTACGCATATTAACGAATGACTACGCCCATGCAGATCCATTTGAAGTCGGAATCAATATCACGCTATGCGCGCTAATAATTCTTAGTCGTGGGAATGTGATGCAAATATTTAGAGGGGTTAGTAAAAATGACACTCGGTGAGAAGCAACGAAAGTTCACTCGCATGATTGCGGACTTAATTATCTTTGCCTACGACAACGGCTATGAGCTGACGTTTTCAGAAGCATACCGAACACCTGAGCAAGCACAGTTAAATGCCAAGTCAGGTGCGGGTATTAAAAACAGCTTACATACACAACGCCTAGCCGTGGATTTCAACCTATTTAAAGACGGTAAATATCTAACAGCATCAAGTGACCATAAATTACTTGGCGAATACTGGGAGTCTATCGGCGGTACGTGGGGCGGTCGATTCAATGACGGCAATCACTACTCGTTAGAGCACAATGGCGTTAAGTGATATGAAAGCGATCATCTGGAAAGGTTTCTCTTGGGTGATGGAGAATATGACTGTTGTTGGGATGGTTATTTTTGTTGTCATGTTTCTTACTGAAAGTATAAAAAATACTGCTCTGGAACATGATAATAAATCACTCACTGAGCAACTCTCACAACAAGTCGAAATCAACAAAGACTATCAAGCCCGTATCACTCGATTAAACCAACTCGATATTAAATACACTCAGGAGTTAGCCAGTGCAAAGAATGAAATCAACACTCTTCGTGATGCTGTTAACTCTGGTAATAAGCGGGTGTACATCAAAGCCGAGTGTCCCAAAGTCAAAACCACTCCCTCCACCAGCTTGGCTTATGCAACCACCGCCCGACCTACTGACACCGCTATCCGAAATTATTGGTTACTCAGAGAACGAATTGCAGAGTCAGAGCAAATGATTAAAGGGTTGCAGGATTATATCAAACAAGAATGCATGGAATAAAAAAGCCCAGCATGGGAGGCTGGGCAATACTAACAATATATTGTTTCATATGGGTATAGTTAGACTTATTATTATAACTAAAGTAAATATATATGCTAGTTTATTGTGTTTAATTATTTATTTTTATTTGATTAATAGACGTAAGATAAAAAATAGCCCTATGATTTAATGTTCATAGGGCGGTCAAAATGAAGCAAAAAGTAAATATCAATCATTTCCAATTATATAATTATTATTTCTTTATGCAATAGAATATATTGTATTTCTGTTATATTAGTAGATTAAAAAATATATTTAATTGTAATATGTCATATAGTATCTATTTGATGTAAGTGTCTCTTTAGAGGTAGATAGTATTCCACTCTATCTGAACTCCCGATGGAATAAATAACGATGTGTAATCAAAAGTTAGTCGTACTTTTACTCGCTGATGGATCATGTAAACAAGTTGATATCACGGACATGTACTAATGACATGAGCATAAATACTCCAGATATCTATTTAGATAATAGTGACTGCTCGTCATTTGTACTGGGTTAGGGGGCAGTAGATTTTGATGAAAAAAAACTGTAAGAGAGATTACAGGGCTGAAAAACATAAATATATTTATATATCTTTTTGAAACAGAAAGCGCCGCATTGTCGCTGTCTCCTATGTTAGCTATGACCTGTTTTATTCTCGACAGAGAGCACATAGTGAGAATCAAAAACAACGAATACCACCGTTTTGTTATTTTCGGTCATTATCAGCAACGTCAGCTGTAGGTAGAAGAAGGGGCGTGACGATGGAGAGACATCATCTACAAACGTCATTCATTGATTGGTGTATACAGATAGCCATCAGTTAACCACTGGTGGCTTTTTTATTGCGGAAAATTTGTAATGGAATAAAAAAAATGAAAAAACGCAATGTCTATGGTGGTCGCTGGGCTAAAGTGCGATTAGCATTTCTCAATGAACATCCGCTTTGCGTCATGTGCCAAGAGCAAGGACGTATTACTGCTGCCACAGTAGTTGACCACATTACTCCACATCGTCTTAAAGAAGCACTTGAATCAGGTGATAAAGAACGTATCGCAAAAGCTCAAGCCTTATTCTGGGACACAAAGAACTTTCAAAGCTTATGCGAACTGCATCATAACTCAACCAAACAACGTATCGAAAAGAGTGGCAAAGTCATTGGCTGTAATGCGGATGGCATTCCGCTCGATCCGAACTCTCATTGGAATAAATAACGTTGTGTAATCAAAAACAAGTGAAGTTATCCAAGCTATTTCGTGGCGGTCGCTTCGTTGGTCATGCATTAAGTGTTGATGGTGAGTTGTTAAGTAATCAAAAGTTAGTTGTTCTTCCATCCGCTGATGGATTATGTAAACAAGTTGATATCACAGTCACACTGACATGCACTAATGACATGATCATGAATGCACCCGATATCCATTTGAAATAATTCTAAATTGAAATAACAACGGGTGGGGCGGGAGAAAAGTTCAAACACTTTCGCCCTGATTACCTAGCGCCCTCATTTGTGCGCACAACCGCGAAATGAAAAGTTTTTTTCTGGGAGGTTCCGATGGCAGGAAGACGCCCGAAACCGACCCACTTGAAGGTGGTCACCGGTAATCCGGGAAAACGAAAACTCAACGATAAAGAACCCCAACCTAAACGTGAAATTCCAAGCCCGCCCGAACATTTAACGGATTGGGGGAAAATGGCGTGGGCAAAATTAACCTTATTACTCGATGGAATGGGTGTTTTAACCGTGGCTGACACGCTGGCATTAGAACGGCTGTGTGATATCTACGCCGATATTCTTCAATTGCGAGACACCATTGCCATTGAGGGGCGGACATACACCACAAAAACGCAATCAGGGGATTTTTTAATTAAAGCGAATCCTGCTGTTGCCATGTTGGCCGATGCAGATCGCCGTTTTAAAAGTTATTTAGTCGAGTTTGGTTTAACCCCTGCCGCTCGCTCGAAGGTGAATATGGATGGTGGAGAAGAAGAGGAAGATCCGCTCAACCAATATTTCGGTTGATCCCGCAACACAATACGCGCAAGACGTGCATCAAGGCAAAATCTTAGCGGGGCCTGATATTCGTCATGCATGTGCACGTCATCTCAAAGATTTAAACGAAGCCGAGCAACGAGGATTAGTCTGGGATGTCGAGGCTGTCAAAAGGGTGATCGATTTTTTCTCGAAAGTCTTAAAGCTCAATGGCGGGGAACATGAAGGCAAACCGTTTATTTTATTGCCTTGGCAATGCTTTGTGATTGGCTCCATTTTTGGCTGGAAAATGACTGATGGTACACGGCGATTTCGCATTGTGTACGTTGAATCAGGTAAAGGTTCAGGAAAATCACCGATGGCGGGTGGCGTTGGGTTGTATTGTTTAGTCGCCGACAGTGAACCGCGTGCTGAAGTGTATGCGGCAGCCACGAAAAAAGACCAAGCCATGGTTTTGTTTCGTGATGCGGTGGCAATGGTTGATCAATCTCCCGCATTAAGTCAGCGGATCACCAAATCAGGCGGAACAGGCAAAGAGTGGAACTTGGCTTATTTGAAAACGAGTTCATTCTTTCGCCCGATTAGTTCGGATGATGGGCAATCAGGGCCTCGTCCCCATTGTGCGTTGATTGATGAAATTCATGAGCACAAAAATAATACCGCCGTCGAGATGATGCGAGCGGGTACAAAAGGTCGGCGGCAAGCCTTGATATTTATGATCACCAACAGTGGCCATGATAAAACCAGTGTGTGTTATGACTATCATGAATACGGACGAAAAGTCGCCGAAGGAACTATCGAAGACGACAGTTTCTTTTCCTATATTTGCTCACTGGATGAAGGCGATGATCCCTTTAAGGATGAGTCTTGCTGGGGGAAAGCCAATCCATCACTGGGCTACACCTTTTCTGATCGCTATTTGCGCGAGCAAGTGACACAAGCTCGAGGTATGCCCGCGAAAGAAAGCATTGTGCGTCGGCTTAATTTTTGTCAGTGGGTGGATGCCGATAATCCGTGGATTAACAGTGAAACATGGATGCAGTGTGAAAACACGTTCACATTCGATGACCTTCAAGGTGAAGAGTGTTATGGCGGACTGGACTTATCGGGAACCAAAGATTTAACCGCATTAGCCTTGTATTTTCCTAGTCTCAAACGTCTTTATGTCGAATTTTGGACACCCAAAGACACTTTATTGGATAGAGCGAAAACCGACCGAGTGCCTTACGACTTATGGGTAAGGCAAGGTTTTATGCATACCACGCCAGGGAATGCGGTGAGATATGAATTTGTGGCAGAACGCATTGCTGAAATGGCGATGCACGTCAGCATGAGAGCCATTGCCTTTGACCCTTATCGCATTAAATACCTTGAACCCAAACTCGATGACGCGGGTGTGACGGTTCCTTTAACTCCGCATGGACAAGGATATTACAAAGCCAAAGATTCAGGGCTGTGGATGCCACACTCTATCGAACTGTTTGAACAGCTCATTGATGACAAGAAGATTGAGATCCACACCAATCCTTGTTTGAGATGGAATGCTGCATCCGCTGTGCTTGAGGCTGACCAAAAAGATAACCGCGTCTTTGCCAAGAAAAAAAGCACCGGTCGAATCGATGGTGTGGTGGCCTCTGCAATGGCGATTGGTGCTGCGGAAGGTGAGGTTGATAATGGCAACCTTGATGATTTTTTCTCTAACCCATTGAGTATGTGATGACAGATAAACAATATTCAATCGATTTGCGCACTAATCATGGTTGGTTTGCGCGTCTGGCTTCCTTCTTCGTTGGGGGAAGACTCGTGACACCTGAACAAGGTTCACAATCAGGCGTTATCTCAGCGCAAGGCTCACTTGGTGATTCTTCTGTAAATGATGAGCGAATACTCCAAATATCAACGGTTTGGCGTTGTGTTAGCTTAATTTCGACGTTAACGGCTTGTTTGCCACTGGATGTGTTCGAAACGGATAAACAGGGAAATAGAACCAAAGTCGATTTAAGTCACCCATTGGCTCGATTACTGCGATATTCGCCCAATCAATATATGACGGCTCAAGAATTCCGAGAGGCAATGACTATGCAGCTTTGCTTTTATGGTAATGCTTTCGCGTTGATTGAGCGAAATAAAGTCGGTGATGTGATCAGCTTGCTTCCTCTGTTGTCTGCCAATATGGATGTGCGCATGGAGGGGAAGAATATTATCTATAAATATCAGCGTGATCATGAATTTGCGAAATTTAAACAACATGAAATTTTTCATTTAAAAGGGTTTGGTTTTAATGGGTTAGTTGGATTGTCGCCTATTGCTTATGCATGTAAGACAGCAAGCACGGCCGTTGCGATGGAAGATCAACAACGTGAGTTTTATGCCAATGGGGCTAAGTCTCCTAAAATTCTAACAACGGGTGATAAGGTATTAAATAAAGAGCAACGTAGCCAACTTGAAGAGAATTTCAAAGAAATTGCGGGTGGCCCCGTTAAAAAACGATTGTGGATCTTAGAAGGGGGATTTCAAGCACAAGATATTGGCGTTAGTCCTCAAGATGCAGAAACAATGTCTTCCCGAAAATTTCAAGTCAGTGAATTAGCGCGTTTCTTTGGTGTTCCACCGCACTTAGTCGGTGATGTTGAAAAATCAACAAGCTGGGGAACAGGTATTGAACAACAAAACTTAGGCTTTCTTCAATATACCTTACAACCCTATATCTCCCGATGGGAAAATTGCATTGCGCGTTGGCTTCTAAAACCACCCGAAGTGGGAAAATACCATGCTGAACATAACCTTGATGGATTATTGCGTGGCGATTCCACTTCACGCGCCGCGTTTATGAAAGCGATGGGAGAATCGGGGCTAAGAACCATTAATGAAATGCGGCGGCTCGATAATTATCCTCCTCTTGAAGGTGGAGATGTCGCTTACCGGCAAGCACAATATTTACCGATTAACCAACTCAATAAGGAGCCTCACGAAAGTGGGGCTTAATTATTTATGGGGGTTCAATGCCTGATATTAGAAAAACACTGAATTTTGATGAAGCGGAAATCAAATTTACGGGAGATGGCACACAAGGCGTTTTCGAAGGTTATGCCTCCGTATTTAGTCATCAAGATCTCGATGGTGACATTATTTTACCCGGTGCATTTAAGCATGTTTTAGATAAGCAAAAACAAAAAGTCGCTATGTTTTATAACCATCGAGTCTGGGAGCTTCCTGTGGGGAAGTGGGAGTACATGGAGGAAGATCAAAAAGGGTTACGTGTAAGAGGACAACTGACGCCCGGTCATAGTGCGGCTCAAGATCTAAAAGCGGCAATGAAGCATGGCACGGTTGACGGGCTTTCTATCGGATTCGGTTGTCTGCGTAATGATTTTGAGCGAACACCTTCAGGTCGTATTTTTAAAAACATCTCCCTGTTACGTGAAATCAGTATTTGTACATTTCCCGCTAATGACCAAGCACAGGTTTCATCACTCAAGAGCATCGATGGGTTATTAACGATCCGAGATATTGAGGATTGGCTGAGAGAGTCAGCCGGTTTATCAAAATCAGAAGCAGTCGGTTTTATTTCCCGCTTCAAATCCGCTATTCGGAGTGAGTCCGATGACGCTCAACAATCCCTAGTCGCATCCATTGTTAACCAAATTAATGCATTTAATCTGAAAGGATAGAATATGTCTGACTTAGCTATTATCCAAGAAGCCATCGAAGGATCACAAAAAAAGGTGCAAGAGCTCTTCGATGCACAGAAGAAAGAAATTGAAGCTACTGGCGTAGTTTCAAAGCAATTACAAACAGATTTAGCCTTAGTCCAAGAGGAATTAAAAAAAGCCGGTGAACGTCTGTTTGATTTAGAGCAGAAAGGGGCAACGAGTGCTGATGATCCTAATGCGAAAAAAGATTTTTCTGAGCGAGCAGCAGAAGTGCTGACAAAATCATGGAATGGGAGTCAGGCTTCTTATGAAGTGAAAACTTTTAATAAATCATTAGGCAGTGATGCGAGTTCAGCCGGTGTTCTCATTCAGCCGATGCAAGTACCGGGTATTATTATGCCGGGGATGCGTCGTTTAGTTATCCGCGATTTATTAGCACAAGGCCGAATTTCCAGTAACTCACTGGAATATGTACGCGAAAAATTGTTTACCAATAGCGCGGCACCCGTGAAAGAAAAGGCACAAAAACCAGAATCTAATCTGACATTTGAAAAACAAACGGCAAATGTGATCACTATTGCTCATTGGATCCAAGCGTCTCGCCAAGTGATGGATGATGCTGTGCAGTTACAGTCTTACGTTAATAACCGCTTATTGTATGGCTTAGCATTAGTGGAAGAGGAGCAATTACTCAATGGTGACGGTACTGCGGATAATTTGACGGGAATTAACCATGTTGCCACTGCCTATGATACCACATTGAGTGCTACGGGCGACACGCATGCTGACCTGATTGCTCATGCCATTTATCAGGTGACAGAATCTGAATTTAGCGCCTCTGGTATTATTTTAAATCCTCGTGATTGGCATGCCATTGCGTTAATGAAAGACAAAGAAGGGCGTTATATTTTTGGTGGCCCACAAGCGTTTACTTCAAATGTAATGTGGGGATTACCTGTTGTTCCAACAAAAGCACAAAAACAAGGTGAGTTTACTGTTGGTGCATTTGATTTGGCGTCTCAAGTATGGGATCGAATGAATGCAGTTATCGAAGTGAGTCGAGAAGATCGTGATAACTTTGTGAAAAATATGCTGACCATTTTGTGTGAAGAACGTTTAGCATTAGCCCATTATCGCCCTCAAGCCTTAATTAAAGGAACTTTCCCAACGTCTGGAAGAAGTGCTTAAGTAATAGGTCGGGGTAGGTAACTATCCCGTATTACATCATGAATATCTTAGATGTCATTCCTCTTTCTTTATTAAAACAGCATCTCGAATACAGCGGTGATGATCGTGATGAGCAGATTATATTTTATGCACAAAGCGCATTAAATTATTGTTTGAGATGGTGTGATGAACCGGCTTGGAAATCACCTGATGATATCCCTTATGAAGTGAAATCTGCCATGCTTTTGGTGCTGGGGGATATGTTTGAACATCGAACCAGCCAAAGTGAAATTCTGTTATATGAAAATAAAGCAGTAGAACGATTGTTACTGCTTTGTCGAAATTGGCGAGGTAGTTAATGGATCCGGGACGATTACGCCATTCTATTAATATTCAAAAACCAGTATTAGCGCCTGATGCCATCAGTGGCAATGATGTGATTTGGACGGATCATGCGACAAAAGTACGTGCAGCGATCATGCCTTATCAAGGGCGGGAATATTTTCAAGCCCAGCAAGTACAAAGTGAGGCCACAACACGAATTCTTATTCGCTATATCGCTGATATTGATACTTCGATGCGTATTGTATGGGGTAAGCGAATATTTAATATTATTTCGATTATTGACCCTTATGAGCGTCATCGTGAGCTTCAATTAATGTGCAAAGAGGGCGTGAATGATGGGTGAGATTAAAATCAGTGGATTGTCTGAACTCGCTCAACGAATGCAAGACATTGCCCGTAAAACCAGAAATCAAAGCGCGCGTAAGGCGATGAATGCAGGTGCTTCGGCGTTAAAAGAAGAAATCAAACATCGAGTGCCTATCCTTAAGGAAACGGTGCCTCATCGACGCAAAGGCACTATCAAGCGCAATATTCGTTCTAAAACGAAAGTACAACGCAATGGGCAAGTCAAAACGCGCATTTGGGTGAAATCATTATCGGGTAAAAAGGTGTCTGCCTTTAAACAAGCAACGGGGAAAAGTGCAGCATTGAACCCAAATGATCCGTTTTATTGGTGGTTTGTTGAGTTTGGTACTGCCAAGATGCCCGCACAACCGTTTATGCGCCCCAGCTTTGAGGCGAAAAAGGAAGCGACGGCTAAAGTGATTGTTCAAACACTTAAAGAGGATATTGAAAAAGCAAGGTAGAGATCATGATACAGCAATTAAAAGAGACCCTTTCACCGCTGGTTGATGGAAGGGTTTTTTTTCAGGTATTACCTGAAGGCAAAGGGCATTATCCCGCCATTGTGATCCAGTTTGCCAGCATCACGCCTAACAGTGCGCTGGAGGATACGGATTTAGACAACTATCGTGTGCAACTTGATGTGTATGCGCCACAGCCACAACCCCTTATGGTCTTGCGTAAAAAAATTGAGGCTCAGATTGTTGAAGCGATCCCATTCGCACAACGGGTGAATGCGGTCTTTGGGTATGAAGCGGATGTCAAATTGCATCGGCTTGTTCTTGAATTAATGATTTCATCAGATAAATAAGGAATGGATATGACAAAGCCAAAGAACCATAAAGCGACGCCTTTCCTCGGCACGAAGATCTTTGTGCAAACAGGCTTAGGAGAGGCGATGACCGTGACCGAAGCGACGTTATCACCCGCAACCATTACTATCGCCAATAATAAGCTGAAAGCCGATGACATGATTATGTTATCGGGACTCGGGGAGTTAGATGGACGTTTTCCTGTTGCACAGGTTGATGGCAACAAAGTGACCCTGTGCGACGAAGTGGATTGGAGTGATAAAACGCTACCCACTGATTTTTCAAGTGCTAAGGCACAACGTATTCAATGGTCTAATAACTTTTGTGCGGTAAAAAGTTTCAGCAAAGACGGTTCGACAACCGAACAAATCGATGTCACCACCATTTGCAGTGATGGCAAGGAATATGAATCCGGCGATACGGAATACGGCTCAATTAAATTGACCTTTTTCTTACGTTATAGCTCCAGTGAGGTGCAGCGACTCTTGCGTAAATATGAAAACAGCAAAGAAAAATTTGCGGTGAAAATGGTCTTAACACGAGATGAGGGCTCCATGTTTTATTACGGCTCCGTCGAAACGGGCATGAATATTGATGGCAGTGTAGGACAAATGATGGATTCGGGGATCTCGATTAAATTGTCTGGCCGTGATTATTTGAATGCGAAGAAATAACCCCTAATTCACCTCTTTCATTATTTCTCTTCTCCCTTCTCGATAAAAAATCTTAGGAGTGATTATGTCTAACGCTTTATTGCGTGAATTAGTGTTAAACCAAGCACTGAAAGTGACGCCTTTTACCTATTTAGACAACACCTTTTATGTCAAAGAGTTGGATGTTGGCACCATGAATTACATTCAGCGCAAACTTCGTCAAATTAAAATCAAGCTCGCCGAAGAGCAGGACATTTATTTAGACGAAGACGATCCCGAACAATTTAATGAAGCGATAAATCGTGTCTACGATGAATATGATGTCGCCAGAATGTTGGCCTTTAAGTTGTGTGATGAAAAAGGGGAACTGCTTTTTGATGCTGAAAATGAAGAAGACTTAAAAGGTCTTAATCGTCTAGGGCAAGGGTTCTCTAATGCGGTGTTTACGGCCGAAGCGGGGAATAGCGAAAAAAACTTGGAGAACGGCGACAATTTCAATTGATATTGTCGCTGGCATTGGGAAAAACCCTCGCGGAAATCGAGCAAATGCCCGAAAGCCACTTGTGTGAATATGAAGCTTTTTATCGCAAACAACCCTTTGGTTTATGGCGAGAGGATTATCGGATGGCACAAGTGGCGCATCTTCTTGCGATGATAAATCGTGATCCGAAAACGTCTCCGCCTGAATTGATGGATTTTATGCCGATGTGGAAGAAGAAAATCACGGAAGAAGAGGTGTGGGATAACGTCACTGAGAGTGTATTAGCTAATCGATAGCCCCACATCCGTGGGGCTTAATCGTTAACCACCGCGAGACATTTTCTCAATTTTTTTATCCGTATTGTATTGAGAAAGGGCATAAACCGACCAGATAGCCGCTGGGATCCAGCCAATTAAGGTGATTTGTAGGATAAGGCAGAAGATGCCAGCAAATGGGCGACCAATCGTGAAAAATTGTAACCAAGGTAGTAATAACGCCAGAATAAGTCTCATAAAACCCCCTCTATTATTCGAAATTTCAGTTTATCAATAATTAAATCAATAGCAAATAACAAGGAATATTGCATTTATTCAGGGTGAAAGTTTGCTTTTGTAGTGTTCATACCAAGGATTGAATTTATGGCGGGAGCATTAGGTAGATTAAATATTGATTTGACGCTGAATACGGCAAATTTCACAAATGCGATCAACCGTAGCCAGCGCCAAACAGAACAATTCGGGCAAAGTATTTGCGTCAGTCTTCAAGCTATCACCGTACAACAAGAGCGAATGGTATCGCAAACCGCAAAATCCTCGGCGCTCTTTACTCGTTTTGCGAGCGTCGCAGCAAGTGCATTATCTGTACGGCAAGTGATTAATTATGCTGATAGTTGGACGGAATTACAGAATCGACTGAAATTAGTCACAGATAGCACTCAATCGCTAAACAGAGCGACCAATGATGTTTATACCATTGCCCAAAAAACCTATCAATCATTGGATGCCACAGCACAAGTTTATCAACGTTTTGCGGATAATGCCGACCGTTTAGGCTTAAGTCAGCAAAAAGTGGCCGAACTCACGGAAACTGTCTCAAAAGCCGTGGCGATTTCAGGCGCGAGTGCCACCGCAGCCCAAGCGGCATTAACTCAATTTGGTCAAGCATTAGCCTCGGGTCAGTTACGTGGCGAAGAGCTAAATTCAGTGATGGAGCAAACCCCTGCGTTAGCGAAAGCCATCGCTGACGGAATGGGTGTCAGTGTGGGTGAACTAAGGAAGAAAGCCCAAGACGGTGAAATGACGATAGAGAAAGTCATTCAAGCCTTAGAACGTGCAGCTGACAGTGTGGATAAAAAATTTGCTACCAGCGTGACAACGGTTAGCCAAGGTTTCACTAATCTTCAATCGGCGATAACAAAATTTATCGGTGAAGCGAATCAAGGTACAGGTGCGACTCAGCTTTTTACCAAAGGGATGACCACTCTTACCGATAATCTATCGTTAGTCGCTAAAGTGGTTGAAGGGATCGCCGTCACGGCATTGGTAGCAAAACTTTCTCAATGGACGAAAGCCACTTATCTGAAAAATCAGACAACGTTGAATGAAGCCAAAGCCACATTACAGAGTGCAGAGGCAAACAGTGTGGCAGCAACCAGTGCCGTGAGGAAGGCATGGGCAGATAAAGAAGCCGCCACATCGGCGCTCAATAGAGCCAAAATGGAATATCAAGTTGCTAGAGGCACTAACGCGGAAAAAATCGCACTCGATAACCTTATCGCCACAAAGTCACTCGCAAGAACAGCCTCTTTAAACTATACACAGGCATTAACCGCAGAAAACGTTGCTCAACGTGCATTAACGACCGCTCGGCGTCAATCAACGGTGGCGGGGCGAGCGCTCAACAGTGTTATGGGATTAGCGGGTGGCCCTATTGGATTAGTGTTGACCGGTGTGGCGGCATTGGGCATGGGACTGTATGAATACAGCGAAAATGTCAAACAAGCCAAACTCGAATCGATTGAATTTGCCAATTCTCTTGATACATCAACAGAAGCGTTAAACAAAATGAGCAATGCCACGTTAGTGGCGAATTTAAGCAAAGTTTCATCGGGCATTAACGCGCAATTGGAGAAAATCGAGGAACTTAAACAACAGGTTATTTCCTTACAAGGTCTATCAAAATACAGCGTTGAGAGTGAAAAGGCGTTTACTGAACAAGGTGTGGGGGATTTATACCTTAAACGAGTAGCTGAAAAGCAAAAAGAGCTTGATGCTGCGATGGGGACATATGCAGAGCAAGTTAATAACTTAGAGCGTCAGCGAGCCAATATGCAAAATATGTTGGCGACACTCAAAGAAAAAGTGGGCGATCAAGCCCCTGAATATAGACGCTATGCCACCGAATTACAAAATGTTGATGCCGTTATCAATTCACTTAAGGCGAGTTTAAAGAGTTTAGGCATTGAATATGAATCACTCATTGATATCACGCTTCAGGCGACAAATAGCCAAGTGAATGCCGCCACGGCGATTGCTAAACAGATTGATGAATCGATTGAAAAATCGCAACGTTCAGTGGCAAAAGCGCAAGCCACAGGGAAGGCATTAGCGAAATTAAATGCAGAAGATGTATTGGCTTCACGCAAAATTACGCCAGATATGCAAGGCTACGATAAAGCCTTACAAGCGGAAATTGAGGCACAACTGGCACAGCAAGCCAAACGGACGTATAAGCCCAGCCATAAATCAACCATTGATTATGCCAAACAGTACACCAAAATCTTGACGGAATTAGAGGAAAAACAAGCCTCACTGATTGCGGATGGGCAAAGTATTCAGCGGTATGGCACTACCTCTTCCTTTAATGAATACACATCCGCCTTAGCCGATATCAAACAGAATAAAGATAAGTTTGATGCCATCTTAAAAATCGATCCCAACGCCATTGAGACGATCAAAGAAAAAGCGAAAGCCATTGATGACTTAGCGCGTGCCAATTCGGTCGCGCAATTTGCTTATGATCGCGGTAAAGAAATTGAGCAGATGCAATTTGAAACCACCCTGATAGGAAAATCACGCGCAGAGCAAGAAAAGCTTAATGCCCTTCGTCAGATTGATGTGCTGTATCAGCAAGCCAGTGTGGATTTAGGTGAGAAAGAGCTGGCGAACTTACAACGTAATGTTGAACTCACTAAACAGCAGATTGAGGAAGAACTGAGGAAGCGAGAGGCCATGAAAGGTGATCCGATGGTGGGATTAAAACAAGGCTTATCGGATTTCAGTGAGTCAGCCATGGATGTGATGGAGAACGTCAGAAACGTCACTACCAATGCGCTTAATAATATGTCTGATGCGTTAGCCGATTTTGCTTTAACGGGGAAAGGAAGCTTTAAAGATTTTGCCAATGCGGTGATCTCCGATATCACTCGAATGGTGATGAAAATGCTGGTTTTCAAAGCCATTGAAGCAGGCGGGCAGGCAATGGGCTTTGATATGGGATGGATGAGCAAAGGGCATGCTTATGGTGGCTATACGGGGCATGGCGGGAAATTCGAACCTAAAGGGATTGTACATGGTGGCGAGTTTGTTTTTACCAAAGAAGCGACGGCTAAATTGGGTGTCGGCAATCTCTATCGCTTAATGCATGCGGCGCAAGGTTATGCTTCGGGGGGCTTTGTGGGGGCGGTCGCAGGGCGAATACCGATTACACCGCAACCGACGTTAGCCCGTGCAGGCGGGGTGCAAATGACGGTCGTTAATCATATTACGGTGACAGGAAATGGTGACGCTGTACTTGCTCAAGCAATGAAAGAAGCCGCACAACAAGGGACAGAAGCAGGCGCACAGAAAGCTCACGCGATGATGTTACAAGACTTTCAAAGTAATGGCGCAGCACGCAGAACATTAGGAGTTTAAATGTCTATTCTTGAATGGCCAAAAGCGGTGATCCCCATACAGGAAAACTGGCAATTATTGAGTAACAGCAAAACCTTTACCTCGCCATTTAATGGAAGTAGCCAGACGGTACGCTTTCCAGGAAGTCGTTGGCGTTGTGAGCTGACATTTAATAATTTAAATGAAGAGAAATCGCGCCAGTTAGAAGCGCTAGTGGCTTCATTGGATGGCATGTCGGGACGGGTCAAAATATCAAGCTGGATAAGAAAAGGGCGTTATGGGTATGGTTCGCCTCGTATTGCAATACCGAGTCAATTGGGTAATCGGCTAGAAACAAAGGACTGGAAGCGCAATATGCGCGTATTACAGCAAGGGGATCGCTTAACTGTGGGTAATGAACTCAAAATGGTGGTGGCGGATGTGGTCAGTGATAATCAAGGACATGCCATTATTCTTATTTCGCCGATGTTAAGAACATCACCTACCGTCAATGAAATGCTCGAGGTTGAGCGTCCTTTTGGGGTTTTTCGGCTCGTTGATAATGAACAGGGTAAATTTCAGCATCGTCGCTTGGGGTATACCTATATCACGTTATCTTTTGAGGAGGTGTTGTACTAATGCAATATCATCCATTTTCTGACGCCATGGTCAACGTGATTAATGAGGGGGCTTATATCGTCTTAGCCGCCAGACTCGATTTGAAATCAGGCGTCACCTGTGCGCATACTGGTGTTGGGCAACTGATTATTGCGGGGGAAACTTATTTGGGCGTGGGCAGTTTAGGCGAAATCAGTCAGCTAAAAGAAAATAAGACAACCAGTCCTCCACAATTACAGCTTAAATTAGCCGGTTTTGATAAATCGCTGGTGGGAATGGTGATGAATGAGCAAAGTCGAGGACGCGAAGTCCGGTTGATGATGGTCGCCATCAGTGAAGAGGGAAAACCGTTGCTTGCTGAAGTCTTATTTGTCGGACAAATCACATCGATTAATGTAGTGTCTGGCGAAGAAAATGCCGTATGTGTTAATGTTTCTAATCGATTCGAACGATGGTCAATCGGTTTACCCGATAGATTTACCGATGAGTCGTGGTCATCTCGAAGACAAGGTGATCGCATCTTTCGCTATGTCGCTCAAATGGCTGAACGGGCGATTTATTGGGGCAGCAAGAAAGATGCACCTGCATTTATTTATAAGTAACAGGATTAGAAATGAGAAAATTTCACTTAATTATCATTATGATTTGTTTTCATTTAGTTAGCATTCAAGCTGCTAATGCAGAGTCAATCTTAATTAGTACAGCTAAGTTAGTTTGTGAAGATAAAGAAACTCCAGAATTAGTGAAAAAGTGCAAGTTGATGGTATACAAAATTGGTGAGTCTTCATTTAATTTAGGCAAGGCAACAGCGGCTTGTGAGTTAGCCAAAAAAAATAATAAAGATTATGATGGTGATCAAAAACGGGCATGTGAAGAAATTTTCAATATGGCTAAGGATTTTTTAACCATAACATATTGAAATCATTTTTAAATAAGAAATATAACATACCATGAAACAACAAAACTGGACACTCCAGTTACCAGAAACGATAAGGGCGGCGATGAGTCGCCCTTTTTCATGGGGTGAATTTGATTGTTGTATTTTTGCCTCTGAATGTATTTACGCACAATGTGGTTTCTCTCCAATAAAGCCTTATCTCAATCACTATAAAACCAAAGCCGAAGCCTTCAACCTGCTCAAATCTAAATTTGGCTCCTTAGAGAAAGCCGTATCACGCTATTTCAAATCCATTGAGATTGAGCGCGTTCAGCGTGGCGACCTTGTACTGTTCAAAGGTGAGGACGGTGACAGTTTAGCGGTGGTCTGGGCGAGGCATTATTGGGGCGTAACCCCACAAGGCGTGAAGCCGGTGCAGATTAACCCAATCAAAGCGTGGAGAGTGGAATAATGGGTGGGAGTGGTGGATTAATTTCAAAAGTCGTGGGTGCGGGCTTAATGATTGCGGGGCTATTTACTGGAGGCGTCACCTCTGCGATGGGCATGGCGCTGATGGCAGCAGGCGTCGCGGTGCAAGTCGCAGGTTCGCTTATCTTTAAGCCTAAACTGCCTTCCATGAATTATCGAGATACCAGTGAACGCAAACAGATGTTACGTTCATCGTCTGCCCCTGAAACCGTGATCGTCGGAAAAACAGTGATATCGGGTTTGCTTTTCTTCGCCGAAGAAGAGGCGGGTGAACAAGATGAAAACGAAAAAATCACACTGGCATTAGCGTTAGCAGGGCACCCCATAGAGAAAATTGGGAAGATCTGGTTAGGGGACGATTTAATTGAGACTTTTGGTGATAAAGCCTCATGGGAATTACATAACGATAGGGAAGATGCCGCTCCCTTTATGCTTAAAAATTGCCCGTCATGGAAAGAGGATATGATTGGTCGAGGTCTAGCGTGGTTACGTGTGACACTCACGTTTGACCAAGAAAAATTCCCCTATGGATTACCCAATGTGAAATGTGAAGTTTGGGGAAAACATCTGTTTGATCCTCGCACTGGGCAAACTGTGTGGGGTAACAATGGGGTCTTAGTGATTTTGGATTATTACCGCCATTATTTAAAAGTACCTGATACGGATATTGACTTTGACAGCTTTAAACAGGCGGCCGATTTATGTGATGAAAAAGTGAGTCTGCCAGAAGGCGGATTTGAGCCGCGATATACCCTTAATGGCGCCTATGATTTAAATGAGAGTCCATCCAGTGTCTTGGAGGCGATGCACAAATGTATTAACGCGGAACCAACATTCACCGCAGGAAAACACGGTATTCAAATCGGCGCTTATTATGGGCCGGCAATAAAAACCATTACCGAATCACAATTGATTGGCACCGTCACGTGTACCCCTGAAACAGGATTAAAAGACGCGACCAATGCGGTGTATGGCACGTTTATTGATGCCGAACAGTTGTACACAAAAACGGATTTCACGCCTGTGATTGTAGACGAATGGGTGAAAGAGGATGGCTTAGAAATTCGAGAGAACATCGACTATCGTTTTGTCACCAGCCCTTATCAAGCCCAACGATTAGCTCGCCAATATCTTCGCAAAAAGAAAGCGGGAAGACGGGTTCAACTCACGATGAACTTAGACGGCTATGCTTATCGTCCGGGGGAAGTTGTGCTTTTAGCATTACCTTCTTTGGGGATTAGTGGGCTGGAATTCCGTATTGCCGAATGGTCTTTCCATGCATTAGACGGTGTGGCTTTAACGTTGGAAGAGGATGGTGCCTATTTATATGAAGATGTGATTGGTAAACCGTTTGAGCGTCCACCGTTTGTGAGTTTACCCACTGGCGGTGTTGCTTCCCCTATTAATCTTGCTTTTGTTCCACTTGCCGTCAGTGACATTGTTCAAGGTATGCTTTCTTGGCAGAATGTGGCGTCTGATGTGCGCTACAACACGGTTAATATCCTTCAAAACGGTAGAGTGATTCAATCTATTCAGGTGCCGGGTGAGCGCGTTGATATTAACGGATTAGCACGAGGAACTTATCGTGTTGAAGTTAGAGCGACGAATATGGCGGGGGCAATGTCGGCACCCGCTATCAGTGATTTTGCTATCCAAGCACCGCCAGCTCCCATTAAGGTTGATGTTACTTCGGGAATGTTCAGCCTCACCGTCTCGCCAAAACAAGGTGATAGTGCTGTCTTGGGTTATACCTTTGAGTTTTGGTTTAGTGAGGAAAAACTCGCTAATCTTTCTGAAAATGAAGTGATCACCAAAACAAACAAAGTTGGCCAAGGGAATTTCTGGACGCAAGAGAATTTAAAAGCAGGACATACGTATTATTTTTATGTTCGAACAATCAACAGCTATGGCAAATCACCTTTTGTGGAGGCTTCTGGTGTTTGCTCAGCTCAAACGGAGTTGCTTCTTGATGAATTAGCGGGGCAAATCAGCCGAGACCAACTCGCACAAGACTTATTGGGTGAAATTAACAGTAAAGCTAACCAAATCGATATTACTGAATTACATGAGTTAATGAGGATAAATCACGACAAGCTTTTAGAAGAGTCAATGAGGCAAGGCGCGACGATTGAAGAAAGTGAAAAAAAATGGGAGGAGGCCGAAAAATTACTGGCTGAGCGGATAAATCAAGTTTCAACGGCAACAGAAGCACAGGCAGCCGCAATTAAACAAGAGCAACAAGCACGTATTGAGACTGATAAAACCGAAGCACAACAACGCCAATTCTTAGCCACTCAACTTCGTGGTGATTATACCGGTAATGATTTATCGAAAGTCACCGCAGGACTCATTTCCGCAGAGAAACAAGCACGTGTTACAGGCGACCAAGCAGAAGCGAAAGCCCGACAATCACTGGAAACACGGATGAATGGGAATGTTTCAGCGATTAATAAATCATTAGAAACCCTCACCTCGAAACAGCAAGCACAAACGCAAGAGATTTTAACGCTCAATTCAACTCTAAAAGGGAAAGCCGATAGCAGTGCAGTAAATGCGTTAAATACGCGAGTAACTAATCTCGATGGCAAAGTGATGTCCGCAACCTCTCAGGTACAAACGTTATCCAGCAAATTAGATACAGTGAAAGCCGATTTAACGGAGTCTGTGGTGGTGGATTTAGATTTATCTAAACTCAATGAAAACACCTATTATCCGATTATTTTGCCATTAGTAACTTCTCGACGTTATGCCTTTAAGGTTTTTAGGACCTTAGGGCAATATAGAGACAATAAACCGAGCTATGCGACTCACAATACCAAAGGTTTTGCCATGATTGTGGAATGGCAAGTGAGTGGTTCTGGATGGGGAACCCAGTCTGAAAACCGCATCATTGATAATTTTGATTGGCGATGGACAAATCAATCCCCTGTGATGGGGCCAGCTCAATTAACGAATGGTTCTGTGGAATATATCTATTTGCGAGGAGGTGCTAAATATCAGCTCACTAAGCATAAAAGTGTTAACCATCAAATTATCACCCGCACTTATACCAATAACAAACAATCGGTGGCACCAAAAGGATTTGTGGCGAATGAAGTACCTAAGTCCAGCGAACAGAAAGCCAATGCAACGGCGAATGCGGTAAACCAACTTGAAACTAAGGTGACTGAGGTCTCAGGTAAAGTGACCTCTACCGCCCAGCAAGTCACTCGCCTTGAAAGCCAAGTGGGTACAAGTTCAGCCAAAATAGAGCAAACCTCGAAAGTGGTCACCGACATAAATGGCAAAATTTCCGCATCATGGACAATGAAAGTTCAGCAAGATAGCAAAGGGAATAAAGTCATTACGGGCATTGGCTTAGGGTTTAATGCACAAGGAAATAGCCAATTTCTGGTCAATGCCCAAAACTTTGCGGTGATATCGTCATTAAACGGCAAAGTGGTGACACCGTTTATCGTGAAGAATGGACAGGTAGTTGTTAATGAAGCTTTTATTGGTGATGCAACTATTACCAGTGCAAAAATAGCTAATGTATTGCAATCAACCAATTTCAGCCATGCAAACAAGGTGGGCTATCAACTTAATATGCGCACTGGTGAAGAAATTAAATATGGGAATAACGCTCAGGGGTACTGGATTGAAACAAACATATTAAAACGTTTGTTTGATAAAAAAGGCACAATGCGTATCAGAATGGGGATATGGTAATGGGCATGGGTTTAGAAATATATGATGAGAAAGGGCGACTCATTATTGGAGAAGACACTATTATACCGCGCCACTTGGGGCAATTTGACCTTCCTTTGTCCCAATATGGATCTCTTACTATTCCTGAGATTTCCTTAGGAGGTGAGGTTGTTTGCCATTTCTGGCTACGGTATCGCTCTCGATGGAGTGGTGAGTTTCATGTAGATAAGCCTAATGAGAGAACAGAATACTCCATATCTGGAAATACGTTAAACTACCGCGTTGATTACAATATCTATCGCTGGGAGAACAATGGCTCTGGTGGCGGGCAGACACAAGCGAATGACTCATTCTCAAGTCATGTTGTCGTATGGGTGGTGTGAAATGGTTGGTGTAGAAATTTACACAAATAATAGGCTGATACAATTAACCGATAAACTCGAAACAATATGTGTTTTGAGAAAAGCAACTCCTGATGAACTAACGTCATCATCAGGCCCTCATGATAGCTATCCGAGAATCTATGCGTTAAATAGCCAATGGATGGTTGCTCCGATTTCCAAGGTAAGCATACCTCAACACGGAGTTGGTCTTGAAGTTTATGATGAGCAAGGGAAAATGAAATTTTCATCTCTTGCTAAGTTGGTCTGCTTTGAGAAATATTATGATGTCAATACGGGGAGCGCTGGCAAAGGCTCATTAAGAATCGCAGGCAAAAGTGGTCATCGGTATGGCATGATTAAGACTCGCTCTATGGGGTATTTTCATAATACAAACATACGAAGCTACATAGACCCTGACACGTGGGATGAAGTTTGGACATTCAAAAGATATAGCGAGCGTTATGTCTTGATTGATGATGTGGGAGGGTTAACATTTGAGTATCGATACGAGTTCTTAGGAGAAGAGGATGGCTGGATAAGTATGCCTCCGAGTCGAGAAGGTTCTGGATTAATGGAACAAGGGCTTATGATAGACGTTTCAATGTTAGAAGATTAAATACCGCACTAATGTGGTTTTTTTGTATCTAAATTTTAGGAAATAAATCATGATATACACAACAGGCACTGTTAGCACAGTGTCAGGGTCTGCTATTGTCTCTGGCACAGGTACCATTATTTTAATTAAAAATGGTAATGCTAATTTTATTTATATGGTGGACAGGGTTAATAGCGATACAGAATTAGTCATTTCACAACCGGCTACATTTACCGTAAAAAACACTAGTTACAGCATTAATCTCACTGAGCCGAACTCATACAGCGACGCTAATAATCGTATGACCGCTATTGCATCAGATATTACGTAGTTCTTAAACGAGCAACGAGTTACGCTCGATGGTGTTAAAAAAGTGCTGGGGGATATTAGTAAAAAGTTAGATAAAAGTGGTGTGGACCTTTCAGGGATTTCGAAGTGCGATTACACGTAATACACAAATGGCTTATTGTGTGTTTCGACAAAAATCCACCTTAAAGGCGGGCGCTATTGGTCTTTGCCGACAATATTATCGCATTTAGATAAGTGTGTTGTGTTTTATCATACCACCAACCCTCAAGCGGAAGTGAGCTATTTAGCGCATAAAAAGCAATTATACAGTTCAGCCCAAACAGACATTTATGTGTGTGTATTCGTTTCAGGAATGGTTTTGACCCCGAAGAAACGTTGGGGGTTATCACTGTACAGTGAAGATGGAGCACGGGTCTTTAATACGGACTATCTGCCTTTTACCCGAGGACAATCAATGGCATTGTTATTACGGAAGGGGAGTGTAGAGACTCCATATAGCTTGCCTTTAGTCTGTGCAACCAGTCAGTTTGTGAATGCATCTTATCAGGATGACCACATTGATTGGGCCAAGCGCAATACGGGGATACGGGGATTCGTTTTCGGGGAAAACAGATTTTTGTGAGCGAACGAATACGTGATGCTCATCGGCAACATCATGTAGAGCAACGTATTCCCTTTTATGTCCTTAATGGTTCACATTATTTTTAATAAAATGAATACCTGTCTATATTTATGTGGGATACATGTCGCTTTTCTTTATTGGCATAATGATTTCTGCTGATAATGATTGTTTTGCTTTAATTATCTCTTTTTCATTTGAAAAATTATAATTAGGTAATAGTTCTTGAGGTTTAACCCCTAAAACAAACGCGATAGAGAATAAATGTTCAACGGTAATTTTCACGCCTCCATTTTCTACCCGAGAGTAATGTTGTTGGCTTATTCCGAGCTTGTTGCTCATTTGTTTACCTGTTAATTTTAGCTCCGTCCTTTTTTGTTTTATTTTATGCCCGATGATGAAATCTAGCGTACCCATGATTTTTTATCTCCGTTATAGATAATTTGTAATTAGCTTTTATAAAGCAAAGAGTTACAAGGCTATTCTATTATAGATAAAAATATTTTTTTATCTATTAAAATAAAACTTTTTATATGGTAGGCATACACTACATCTGTATGTGCTAGAAGAATATGAAGGGGAACGAAGGTTAGAGGAAAATGACATGGTATTGTATTTTAAAATTCAAACAGCTACTAGTTAATATTAGTATTGATTTGACATTCTCCCCGCTCTGAAGGATGGGGTTTTACGGCGCACCTGATAAGATTTTTTATTATTACAAACTTATCATTTGAGAAAAGAGCTTTGTATATAGTGGCCGTAATATTATAAGTTCTTTGTGTCTTTTGTAATGGGCTGTTTGGATTAATCAATTCTGATGTACTTACCTTCAATAAAGACCTCTCCGTCATTTTCGCATTTCACAAGACGACACTTTCCTTGTAATCCATACCGACTAACGACACAGCGAACCCCCGGTGATGAACTTGAGCCATGGTGTTTGTTTTGTCGCCTTTCATAGCTGGATATCTTCTCTAATAAGCCATCTTTTACCATACTATCTAATGTTCTGCGAGTAGATTCGATAATACTTTTCTTGTTAAAAGAATCCATTCCTTTAAGCATATAAGCCACTCCTGAAACGTCGAAAGGTGGTGCACCTATTTCACCTGTTACCCATTCAAGATTGTCGGGTTTAAATAATTCCATTATCTCTTTTTTGCGTGAAGTCATTCTCATTTTTAGCGCTCCTTATTGTGGGTTACATCTATCCTACAATAAGGAAATGAGAATAGATGTAAATCACAAGGTTGACTTTATTTATTAGTGAGTTTGTTATATTTGTCATGCAATGTTTGAGGGAACAATTCAGTATAAACTTGCCAGAGGGTTGTAAGTGACTTGTGTCCCGTAACTTGGGCAACATCTTCAATAGAAAATCCAGCCTCAAATAGTCTGCTAGCTCCCTCTCTACGTAAATCATGATATCTTAGATCTTCAATACCCAAAGCGTCTCTAACTTTATGGACACCCTTTGATACTGACTGGGAACTGTAAGGGAAAATTCTTTCATTAATTTTATCTTGTCTATTTAAAATATCCCATGCCTCGCCAAGAAGTGGAACGCTCATATGATTCCCTGATTTTTTTCTTGGATCTTTTCTGTCACGAACTATCACTGAGCGATTAGAATAGTCAACATCAGACCAAAGTATTTTGCAGACTTCTCCTATTCTCATGCAAGACAAGATAGAAAACATAAAAATATCGCGATAAGGTATTCTGCATTGCTTTCGAGATTCACGTTTGGTTAAGGCATCGAGGATTAATTGTATTTCTTCTTTCGTTGGGCGCCTGCTTCTTACGTTGGATTTTGCGATGATCCCCATTTGGTTTAGTATGGGTTTAGCATCTCTTGCGGGATTGTCAGTGTACTCGATATCAAATACAGATTTTGCAGAGTTTAAAGCTACGGTCAAATAACTTACATCTTGACTTACGGTATTAGGCCCTGTTCCTGCTGATCTTCTCAATTTGCAATGCTCAATGACGTCGTTAACTGACAATTTAGATAAATAAATATTGCCTAAAGAAGATGACTTTAGTGAATTAAGGACGTATTTTTTTGTTTTACCTGACTTACCCCCCAACCCCGGTTCATCTAAATACATTTGTATTAATTCAAATACTTTTATTTTAGTGGGTGATTCCTTTTTAGGTAACCCAGATTGCTCAATTTCAGCAACACGACGAACCCCCCAAGATTTAGCCGCAGACACCTTACTAAATGTTTTATTTTCTCTAAAAATATATTTTCCATCCTTCTTTACGCCAACGGTACATCTATATCTTATAGTACCATCTGATCTAAGGCGCTTTTCAACACTGTAATAAGCCATTTTTTTACTCCGTCTAGGGGTGCTGTGAGGGGTGCTGAGATGTGAAAAATATACCAAAAAGGTCAAAAAAAAGCCAAAAAAAACATGATTTATATACAGCTTAAATTTGTAATACCATGAAATATATGTATATTATATTTTTACTATAATTGAAGTATTCCATACTGAGTGGATGGAGTAAGTTTTAAAAACAGTGAGTTATAAGTGTTAGGGGTGCTGAATTTCAGCACCTTTTTACTATTTGTAATTAAAAAGTTATAGTTAAAAAATACTTTTTAACTGCATTTTATAGTACTTTTATTAATCATTATGCTCTTGAGCATCTTGGCGAATAAAATGAATTAACTCAGGCTGAGCAATACGCTGATAATCTTGTGTATTTAAAATAATCGAGCGTTCTAATGTTCCAGCATTAAAGGCTAATTCATCAAAACGTTCAAATAATAGCGGATCAGCAACCAGTTTTAGTGCTGGATGAAAACTAAAAGGTGGGATCGCGCCAAATACACATTGCGTTAGTTCATCAACTTCTTTCGGGCTTGCAAGAGAGGCTCTTGTCCCACCAATAGCGATAGCGAGTTTTGATAGATCAGCTTGTTTATCAGCAGGTAAAATGGCCAGTACATGTTGTTTAATACCATTGCCTTTTACATGACAAACTAGACCTTTTGCCCCTTGCCCTAATTGTGTACCTCTTATTTTAGCAACTTCCTCAGAACGACCCGCGGTCGGGTGTTCCATGACGCGATAACGGGCGTGGTGGTTATTGAGTAATGTGGTTAATTGCTCGAAAATAGTCAAAGACAT